TTTAACTCGCGCCGCAAAATCGTAGGGTTCACACCCCACATCTTTTCTCTGTTACTAAACTCCAAGGCAGTCTCTCGAATCTGTCGATCCACCTCACGCAGCCGCGCCTCAAGGGCATCGCGCTCCGCAAAATAACTGGCAGACTTGCTGAAAAACTCTTCGTCGGTTGGTTCAGAGCCGACCGAATTGATGCCACCGCTTTGGCTCGTCGGCAAGCTCATAATAATTCCCTGTCGCATCTTTCCATCTCCCACTCTTTAAGTATCTAATTTTAAATGATAATCCTTGAGGGTCTGGCGTGATATCCCACGACTGATCCTCGTTGTTAAGGCACTGGGCCATGAACAAGTGCGGCTTGAAGCTCGAATCAAGATCGCAAATCATATCGCGCACAACCAATGTGATACTGGAGATCATCTCCACCACCTCGAAGGGAATCACATCCCTATCGCCCTGCCTGTTCGCGTATGGCTTCATCCGTGAAGCTCCGCATAACCCTCAGCTATAGCTAATGTGTCAGGCAGGTAAGGCTCCAGCGATACTGTCATGTCACAGATAACGTCGTACCCATCATTGCCATAAACGAAATGCACCCAGCCCTTGATTATATCATTAGTCCGGGCCAGCAGCCGATCCTCGTCCGTGTTCATCAACTGGGCAATGACAGCGTCAGGATCGATGCTGCGGTCGATCTCGTAGTCGTCCCCGCCATTGTCCACTGACAGCGTAAAGCCGTGATCCAGTAACTCATGCACTGCATTGCGGACTATCGCCGCTTCCATATCTTTCTTATTCATTCTCTTAATCCAATCATTACAGTCACGGCCAACAGGCCAACCATGCTCAGAGCTACGATCATTGCGTCATCTCCAGCTTATCTTTCAACGCCTGCAAGTTGCGCTCCTGCGTAACCAGCCCTTTCTTTAGGGATGCAAGCGCCTTCTCGCGCCGCGCAATCTCACGCCGTAGCATCTCATTGCTCCAGTTGCGTGCAGCCTCCTCGCTTGTGCTGGCCTTAAGAAACATACCCCATTCTTCCACTGTCGCAGCGCCAACATTCGGGCGCAAACCCAGCTTCTCAATCGGTATGCTCTTGGCAATGCCAAACGTCATCTTTCTCCGCCCCTCAAAATCAGGGTCGTATGCAATGATATTTTTCAGGCTATTCAGCAGCCGAATGCTCACATCCAGCCGATCCAGATACGTTTCATCCGCGATCATTGCGTTATCCCCCACGGCTTGCGTCTCGGCTCTCTGCGGCCATACGCTACTAGCGTATCCATCGCCTTGTAGTAGTCATCCCACAGCGAAGGATCGATGTCCGTGCTGTCGTCACCGCTAACGTGTTCATCAATCGAATTGACAATCAGATCCAGCATATCAAGCAGATCGTCTGCGTCTGCTGCGTCCAGTTCCCTGCTCATAGCGTCACCTCGCTTGATGGTGATTTATTATTGCGCGATGGGGATTTATCCTTGCTTGATGGGGATTTATTATTCTCCACCAGCCGCATCGCCCACAAGATCTCCTCCTTGCTGATAGCCTTCAGCAAATCTTTCAGCTTCACCCGTGCGTCCAGCTCATCACTAGCCATCACGGAAAAGCCCAGCGTGAAATCAAACTGTTCCATATCAATATGCCCTCCCGTTTCTATATTCCATGACAGTCGTCTCACTGGCGCGCTCGTCGATCACAGTCCAAAGCCTGTCGTCCTCCTTGCTCAAAGCCATCGCAGCCCACATAGCGTGCGAACCATACTCAAACCGAGCAATCTCCTTGCAATCCAGTTCCAGTCTCACGTTCATGATTCTTCTCCATGCATCAGTGCTTCCCAGTCATCACGATCAACCTTGATCCAAAGACAATCTTCAAATTCTTCCATAACTTCGGCGTTCCACAGCACAGTAAAGGCCAGTGCCATCCTATCCCAATCGTTCATCCGTCTATCTCCTGCAACAGCCGCGAAACATCGGCCATGAAGCTATCCGGCACACGCCCGAAGTGCGCGTAATTGTAAACCAAGCCCTCCAGCGCGGTATACATCCGGTCACAATGCTCCTTCATCGCCAAGATCGCGGTCAGGTTCTCTACGCTATCGTCGTATAGTTCGCCTTCATTGTTCACGGCATTGCCCATCAGCACGCATTTGTTGCTCTGTAGCAGCTCGCGCACAGTCCTAAAAATATCGTTCGTCATCGTCCTAATCCCTCCCCGCCAAGCTATCTGATTCCATCTGCCCAGCGTCGAACATCTGCTCCAGCGTAGCGGCATGGCGCTGGTTTAATTCCCATGCTGCCGCCTCAACAAAGGCCATTGTGTAAAAATAGTCCTCCGTTGCCTCGTTGCGCCGGATCGCCTCCTTCGCCACCGCTATGCACATATGCGCCATCTCATCGGTGTAGCGGTCATTGTAATAGAGCGCCTCCCCTGCATCCGCTGCGAATACCGCTGCGTAATATGCCAGTGATTCTGCATCAGTCATGCTAACCCCTTCCATACGTCCACAAGCGCAGCAAATGCCTTCGCGCCCAGCACAAATTCGCACTTGTCCCCAAACTCGCTGTCCGGCGTCAGTGACCGGCGAACCAGAGCGTAATCCGGCTCACCATTTTCGGTGGTCAATACAATCGAACGACAAGGCCGATTGCGGCCCGTCTCCAGCAATTCATAATCAACCCAGCCCTCATGGCGGTTTATAATCTCAAACATCACACCCTCCCCTTAACAACAATCACAGTCAGCCAGCGCCACACCATTGCGGCACAGTTCATCGCCATAGGGCGCCTCATCATCATCAAAACTCTCAAGCATACCATCGCAAGCCGCTCTGTGCATAAGCGCCTGACCAAGCTTCGATGCCGCCTGACTATAGGTCAGCCCATCATCCACCTGAAAGCCATACGTCACGCAGAACAAATCCTCCGTCTCATGCTGCTCCAGACGGATCAGCCAAGGCAGTTCGTCGATCTCAAAACAAACGCGCATCATCTCGCCTCCTCTGCATCGCCAACAAACACAACGATGCTTTCATCAGTCTCTAAATGCTTGCTGTGCTGCTCTGACATCTCCTCGCCATCAGTCAGCACATCGCCCTTCCCTAAGTAGTGCTCATGCACCCGCTCTATCGCTTGCTCTGCGCTCTCAGCCTTGACCAAGATGCAATTGCGCTCAAAGCTAACTTCGCGCCGGACTATATCCACCCAATATTCTTTCATCACGCAGCCTCCTTATAATGCCGTGCACCAGCGCCGTGCGGCGCAATCTGAATTGATACGGGAGCCTTCGAAGTGCTTCCCATGCAAAGCTTACAACTAACGCATTGCGTCCGCTCACCCGCTTCTTTCGACGCAGGACAATTAACTTCGCGGCCCATCATAGGCGCAGCACCTACACGGAACGTGCGATAGCCACGCAGCCAAGCTTCCCTGCTATCCGCCATAGAATCCGCAGACGCCATCACTAGCCGTGACCAGCCAGCACCAGCCGTGCGCCATTGGTGCGTGTATCCCGTCCAGCCTTCAGCCTTGGTTACCAACGTCTCCCATATCGCTAATGGTGCAGCAGCCGGATCGCCATACGTCCCTAAGCGCACCATCTTACCAGCAACAATCTCTGCCACTTCAGCAGGGGTCGCCATTGGATAGACGCCACGCACATAAGACTGCCAAACAATTCTAGGGCCGTGAATTAACGTCACATAGCATATGCGCCCCTTGCCCGTCCCATCGCCACGCGCCGGACAATCGCCACAGATTGAATAGTCAGCACCAGTTCGCACAGCCTCTAACGGATGCATATCCGGACGCAGTATATACGTCTGAACCATATTGCCCGTCTTAGTGTTCCGGCTTCCCTTAAGGCCCGTGACAATCACAACAATCCGTTGCCCGTCCAGCATAGAGGGGCCGTCATAAATGGTATAACCTACTGGCATAAAAAATCCTTTCGAAACACCCGTCCGAAACCGAACGGAAACCGCTACGTCAACAGCGGTTCAATACGTCTGGCATATTTATTCAACGCCTGTCAACAGATAAAATCAACATCTGAAAAAAAATAGGGCCGTGATGGGAAAATAGCGTCAAATCTTTTGACGGGATTAATCAGTCCCTAATCCGCACTTATCAGGCACTAATCCGCACTTATCAGGAATAGTAATCATTATTCAACGTCAACAGCGTCCAAATTTGTGACAGTTGTGACGCGCTTGTGACGGATTTTGTGACGCGCAAACCCGCAGAAAAGCTAGGGTTTTTTTGGTTGTGACGTTTGTGACGGATTTTGGGGAGATAGAGATAAATAACAGTATCCACCACCTTACGTTAACGTAAAGCCAAATATCTCTTTATATATATATATCTATTTAAATAGGTTTATATATATATAGAGGGCCTGAAACCCGCAGTAATCAGCCATTTTTTTTGTCACAACTCGCCGTCACAGCGCGTGACATTTGTCACAAATCGCTGGAAACCCGCAGAAAACTGGGAAAAACGCCGTCACAAACCCGAAAATGGACGGACAGGCATTCCTATGCAGTTCAACATAAATATTAGGTGCGTCAACGTGTCAACAGAAGGCATAAAAAAAGGGAGACCGAAGCCTCCCTGATTTAAGTTCGCCTAGCTATGAGTATAGCCGTCTCGTTCAATGCCTAGCCACATGCCAGCCCAGTGCAGCATCAGGCAATCATGGCCTCCTATGACGTCCCTACGCAGTTGCTTGTAGGTGCGCTCGTCTGTGCCGCGCATCCATATGCGCTTCAAGGCCGCTCGTTGTTCCCGTGTCGTGATAATCATGCGTAAGCCCCTCTGCTAATAGGTTCCCAATCCCATCCGTCATGGTCAATGACGCTTGCAACGTCCTCACGATGGTAGGCCCTAGTATCGGGTTCAGATTGGCGCAGGGTGGAAAGCGTCATGGCAACCAGCGTGTTCCATAGACTGTCGTCGCCGATAGTCTCGCCGTTCAACGTGCCTACGATTTCATAGTCGCCATCGCTACGTTGCCATGCGAATGTGATGTAGTCTGGATAGCGGTTCATGCCATGTCCTCCAAGCTAGTGACTAGGCCGTCGAAATCTTCCATAGGGCCAAGAACGTCTGCCATTGCATGGACAATATCTAGGTCGATACCATAGTCCTCTGACAGCATCTCTAGATACTCTGCGCGGCTCTCTGCGCCATACTCTAGATAGCTTTCAAGGTTTGCTGCAATCTCTTGCGCTTCGATAGCGCGGAAGCTTGTAAGTGTATTCATTTCAGTTCCTTTCACTTTGCCACGTCATATGGCATCTGCATCAGATATTATATCTGCGCTTCTGTCAACACTATTATATGCATTAATTGCACCAGCCAGAGCGCGTGCGTGCGCGTGCGACAACAGGCATCCCTATGCAGATCAACATAGGGAAAAGGTCGCTATATACAGAAAAGGGCCAGCCCGTAGGCCAGCCCAGATCTGGTGCGTTAACTGTGGTGCGGGATCTCTAGCTAGGATCTAATCCGCACGCCTCGAGGAAGCGCTTCCGCTCGAAGCGGGAGTTGTCCTGCTTGAGCCTGTGCGCGATCTCATTGGCCGCTAGAAGCGCTCCCGTGCGCTCTGGTGGGTTTAAGGCATAGGCCGCAGCCTGTAGAGCCTCCGCGAGTAGGATATAGTCTTTGCGTGTCATGGTGTACCTTTCAAAAAATGGGGCGACCAGCTTAGCCAATCGCCCCCTGGTCGATTACAGGATAGAACGGAGGCCCTTGCGAACGATGTCCTCAGGATCACCGATTGCGTCGATGATGGCATCGTGCAGGATATCGTCGAGCTTCTGCTTGACCTGCTCCCCGATGGATCCCTCAACCGCCTCAGCGACCGCCTCGGTGAAGCTGTAGCTTTCGGTGAAGTCGGCCAGCTTCTCATCGATCTCTGCCTCAAGGTGTTCGAAGGCCGAGCCACTGCGAACGTCCAGCACCTGCAGCACCCGCTCATCGAAGGATGCCGTATCGCTGCGGTTCAGGCTGTCAAGCCGTGCCTCCAGCTGGTGGATCTTGCCAGCCATTTCTGTGAGCAGGTGAAGCAACAGGTCGTTGTAGTCGGCTGTCGCGCCGCGCTTCAGATCGATGGCGCTGCCGAATGTATCAAACTTAATCATGTCTTTGTTTCCTTTGAACTTGGGCGGCCAGAGGATCCAGCCGCCCGACTTGGTTTAAATGTTGAATGGATCGAAGCCGACCTCGAAACGATCATTGAGATCCGCCAGCTTGTTCAACGCCAGCTGCTGCTCCGGCGTGAACCGATCCCAGAAGTCAGCAACGCCGTCCATGCCGTGGCAGGGCTCTTCACTCTCCTCAGGCGATGGGGCCTTGTAGCTGTTGACGCAATCCCAGAGCGGCTGATACAGCCCAGCGGACAGCACGCCGTCCCAACACTCGGCCACCTCGTCAGGGCGGACGTATTGGAACCAGCTGTTAGGTTCGATCTTCATAGTTATGTTTCCTTTGCACTATCGACGGGAGACACGGCCCGACCCGCACCAGCTACCGAGCTGGCTCCGCCAGTCTAGTGTCGTCGGCGCATATGTCAACAGGCCTAGGGTGATTATTCTGCAATTATTCTACAGGGGGCAGGCGACCTCGGCTCGGCAAGGCATAGGCCCTAGCGATTAATGCCGCTCACAGGGCAGGGCATCGACCTCCAGCCAGCAATGCACCCCCCCCCTCCCCCCCCCCTCATGCATAGCACCCCCCCCTCCCCCTCATGCCTCTGGCCTCATCCCAGACCCCACCCCCTACCACCCCCACCCACCCACTTTTGGAGCGCGGGCGCTGCGCGCCCTCCCTGTATACCCTCTCTCACCCACATTTTTCTCCAGAAATCGTTTGACCCCCCACCCCCCTTTTTAGGTACACCCCCCGGGGCCTATTTTTTTCGCCCCCATAAATTTTAAATTTTGAAAGCGTATCGATACGCCCGTTACAATTTTCTATTGCGCTGAATAATTAGCAGACGTATGTGTCTCCGTATGGCGGAAAATCCTGACGTTCAATTCGTTAAAGAATACATCAAGAGCGGCGATGCGCTGTTGGCGTTCAACCGTGCTGGTTATCAAACTGGTGGTGTTGGGGCGAAGGTAATGGCTGAGCGGACGCTGGCGCGTCCTGAGATTAAGATTGCTTTATCGGTCTTGGCAGACTTTGGGATTGAGAAGGCTGATGATATCCCGGTAAACCCGCTGAGCCGTGATGGCTTGATTGAGAAGCTGGATGCTATTCATGAGGTAGCTATGCAGGAGACGGCGTTACCGAGTGCGATTAACGCTGTGAAGGCGCAGGCGCAGTTGCTGGGGTATATGGATCAGAATGTGACGATTACTCATAACGTGCGTGCTGCGGAATTATCGTTAGAAGACCTGCGCGCGATGGTGAGTAAGGAGCTGGCGTCATCGCCGGCACCGCTGTTAATGATTGAAGATGCGGAATATACGGAGGTGGACGATGAGCAGGCCGTATAGTTACGCCACGCGATTTGTGACTGGGTTTATGGACCCGAACGCGAAGGCGATTGTGGAATTACTGGACACGATGGATCATGGCCGTGATGGTCACGATTTGCTGTTGCGGCAGAAGTGCCCATTCCCGGACACGCAGGAGGGACGACTGAACCGCGAGGGGCTGCACCGGCTGGTGGACGCATGGTTGGATGGTGTTGAATTTAAAGGATAATAATGATGATGAGTCGTAAAGATATGGAGTTACGTGATTGGTACGCTGGCTTAGCCATGCAAACACTGCTTGGTATGGTTGAAGGCACACAAATTGGAGAGCGGGTAGCCGAAGAAGCGTTTATTATGGCTGAGATCATGATGGATCAGCGCGAAGAGGTTATGGAAAATGACTGAGGGCAGCTGGGTACAGATGAAGTTCGACCCGGAGCTGCTCGTGAACGTGCGTTCGCTGATCAGCGTGATGCGTGGCGAGGTTGCGACGCTAAACAAGGATCAGTGGGACGAAGCGAAAGAGTGCTGCGCTGACGTGATGGAACAGTTCTTGGAACTTCGTCGTGATGCGGAGAAGCTGGATCGTAATCTGCGGTCTTATGTTATCATGCACAACGACCTTGAGGAAAAATTAATTCGGACGAATGGCATGGAAGCGTACAGAGCTTTTAAGGCAAAGCAGCGTGCTGATAAGGAAAAACAGGGCGAATGAGCCTACCGCGCGAGGAGATATTCACAGAATTGCTCCGTCGCGAGGAGGCGATGGTATCTCTGGCTGCGTACATTGAGTATGTAAGTGGGTTGAAGCCTCCACCTCATATGAAGTTGATCTGCGATAAGCTGGATGAGGTGGTGGATGGTAAGATCCAGCGCCTGATGATTTCAATGCCTCCGGGACATGGGAAATCGTTCGTCGCGTCACACTACTTCCCGGCATATTATCTGGCGAAGAACCCTGAGCGGAATATTATTTTCTCGACGCACAAGCAGGAGCTGTCGGATTCGTTTGGTCTGAAGGTGCGTAATACCATTAAGGGCGACGAACATGCGCGGATTTTTCCTGAGAGCGGGATTAGTTCGGACAAGACGGCGGCCGGCGAGTGGATGACGACGAAGGCTGGCGGTTATCACGCGACTGCTGTGGGCGCGAACGTGACGGGTCGGCGTGGCGATATATTGATTGGTGACGATTTACTGTCAGGTATTCAGGCGGCTGAGTCGGACAGCGAGCGGAATAAATTATGGTCTTGGTACGGCGCCGACTTCTACACGCGCCGTAAGAACCAGAACACACCGATTGTGTTGATTGGAACCCGTTGGCACTTGGGTGACCACATGGGCCGTCTGGATCAAGGCGAGAGAGATGGCGAAGGCGAGAAGTGGGAGCGTGTGACGCTGCCTGCACTTGCCATTGAGAACGATATCCTTGGGCGTCAGCCCGGAGAGGCGCTGTGGCCGGAGCAGTTTCCAGCAGAAGAACTGGAGAAAATAAAGCGGCAGCCTTCGACAACGAGCCGCATATGGTCGTCGTTGTACCAACAGAACCCAGTTGTGGATTCTGGCGGCATCATCGACCAGACGTGGTTTAAATGGTGGAAGTCCAAGGATCCCCCTAAAGTGAAGTACGTCCTGCAGGCGTGGGATACGGCGCTGACGGCGAATAAAACGTCGGCGTTTAGCGCGAGTACGACGTGGGGCGTGTTCGACAATGACGATGGCATACCGAACCTGATCCTGCTGTCTGTGTGGCGCGGGCGGGTTGAATGGCCCATACTGAGGCGTCAGGTGCAGCGCATGGCGATTGATTATCGCGATGATAATTACAGCGTGCCAATCAAGCCAAGTAAAAATAGGTCGCCGGATACTGTCTTGGTGGAGGCGAAGGCGAACGGGCAGATGCTCATTCACGATCTGGCGCGTGCTGGCATTGTGGCGACGAAGTTTAACCCGGATAAGTTCGGTGACAAGATCGCGCGTGTGCGGCTAGTGACGGATTTGATTGAGAATGGGCGAGTTTGGCTGCCGGCACAGGGGCCGTCCTATGATACACTACGTCCTTGGGCTGCGGATTTCTTGGAACAATGCGTGCAGTTCCCGGCAGCGGACTCGAGAGACTGGGTTGACACGATGACAATGGCGTTCTTACGTATTAAACAGTCGGGATGGGTTGCTAATACGGAAGATCCGCAGGAAGAATATTACGATATACCGAAAGAACGTGCAGCATTCTATTGATGATGCACTAATTAGCTGATAAGGATTAAGTATGGCCACCAGACCGATGACTGAAGCTGACTTGTTGCGTCCTGCCTTTGAGGGGATTGGTGGCGTTGACGTTGACATGCCTGAAACGGGAATTGAGTTTGAATTTCCTGAAGAAGGCGGTCAGATGCTTGACGGCGCGATGATGAGCGAATCCGACGACGGATCACTCGAGGTAGACTTCGAGCCGACTGAAGAAGCTAAGGAAGAAGAGTCCGAGCACGACGAAAATCTGTGCGAGTATATGTCCGATATAGACCTTTCGGGTCTGTCTGAGCAGTTGATGTCTGGTGTTACAGACGATTTAGAGTCGCGCGGTGAGTGGGAAACCACCATGAAGCGCGGTATTGAGCTATTGGGCTTGACGTTTGAAGACCGCACCACACCCTTTAATGGTGCGTGTGGTGTGTTCGATCCACTGATGGCTGAAGCTGTCATTCGTTGGCAGGCGACTGCGCGTGGTGAGCTGATGCCAGCCGCTGGGCCGGTGAAGACGCAGGTCATTGGGGTTCCGAACGAAGATTTGGAAGCACAGGCGTCGCGCGTTCAGGACTGGATGAACCTTTACCTTACGGAATTGGCGCCGGAATA